GCGCGAAGCGCGGTAAAGTCGAGGTTCTTAATGGCGAAATCGCCCAGCGTCTTGCAAACCTCGATGCTCTTAGCGTCATGCTCTGCGCCCTTGAACGAATCGAGGATAGCCGACTTCTCAGCGATAACAGCCTGACGCGACTTCTCAGCGTCGATAGCGGCCTTAACCTCGTTAATCTCGTCCACCGTCCCGGCGGCTTCGAGCTGCGAATACAGTTCGTCAAACTTAGACATTTTTACTGCTCCAATCTGTAAAGGTTGATAAGTGCTTCTTTCTTCGCCCGAATGAAATCGTCCTGCGATTTTTCGCCCTCGGCGGGTTCGTCCGCTTCGCTAGAATCGTCCACGTCCTCATCAGGCTTGCTATCGGCCAAAAGGCCGTTAACAACTTCGATAATCTGTTCTGCCGCGCTGATGACGCTTTTCAGCTCGTCAGCGTCCTTGGCCGAATTGCGACGGCCTGCCTTGCTCTCAACTTCCACGGCTTTCACCTCTTCGACGGTCGCATGTTGGTTAGCAGGTATCTGCACTAACGAAACCTCGAACAGCTCCAACTCGCGCAGCTCGTTAGCCTTGCGGCCATCCTCTAGCGTCGTGTTGGCCTGCTCGATGATTTCGAATGCGAAGCTGAACTGGTAGACGCGCCCTTCCTGCACGAGCTTGCGCACGTACTGCGCCTTCTCGTTGTCAGCGTCGAACTCGGCGGTTACGAGCAACCCGCGATCGTCTTCCTCAGCTTCGACAACACGGCCTATGTTGCTCTTCGGGTCTTCGGTGTCATGACCCCACAGCAGCGGGATGTACTTCCCCTGCTCGTTAAGCGCCGTCCACCTCTCCAACGACTTCGCGAATGCGCCCGGTGCTACAACATCGCCGTAAGCGTCTGGGTCGCGATCGAAAGTGGACGCATAGCCCTTGACGGTGCCGCCGTCCTCCTTCAGCTCTGACTTGATGCACGCTTTGAATTGATGCATGGTCAACCTCTTTTCAGGCATTAAAAAAGCGCCATCGGAGGCGCTGTTCTCGAAATAGTCTCTGATGATTTGCTCTGTCCCTGGCGGTCTGCCGTCATCGGCTGCGCGTTGCAGGCACGTTTCCATATCCGTTTCCATGACGATTTGCTCCGCGCCTGCTTTCGCGTAGGCTTCGCGCTGCTCGTCGGTCGGCATCGAGTGGATAATCCACGACTCGCATTTCGTCTCTACGCAGTAATCGATAACCGCCTTGCGTGCTCGGAATGCCGCCTGTTTGATATCGCCGTCAGGCAGATGGCCGTCAGCGCCAAGCGCACGCGCTATCTCGTCGTAATCGACAATCACATCGCCTTTTTGCGCGTGTTCGCGAACGTACGTCGATTTGCCAGAGCACGGAGCGCCGATTATCACGTGAATCATCTTTAGCTCCTTACGGTATGTAAATCTCAACCTGACACTGACAATTGCACGATTCCTCGGGCGTTAGGCTCTGGTCACCAGGGAAGTTAGCGCCGTTGGAAAATTCCTCGTCATACGGGACTGTCTCGCCGTTCATCATGGCGTGTTCTGCGCGTGGGTTGCCGCTCGTGACTATCCACGTCTTCATCGCGCTGCGATTGCCTGCGCGTTGATGGCACGCTTCGAGAATCGCGAAACCCGCTACAGCCGTAGCGAACGAACGACCCGCCATGTCTGCGCGTGATTCCTCGGCCTTTTCGAACACGCCATCGACGGTTGCGCCAAGCGCGTCCTCGTCTTCGTAATCGCCGTCAATGGCTGCTTGCAGTTGGCGATACGTAACGTTGTTAATAGCTTGCGATTTGCCTTTAGCCATTGCGCGAATGTACGCTTCGATGCGCTCGGAATCGAACTCGCCACCCAAGCCGCCCTCTTCGACGGCCAAACGTCCACGCCTTGCGGCCTGCCGTTGGAAAATCGGCGTTAGATCGTCTGCAAGTTCGCGCTCCCACCGCTCGGCATTCCACCAGTTTTCGTAATCCTTTTTCGAAATCTGCTGCGAAACCGAACGGGCTTGCCGTTTGAAGAATTTACGGAGCGTCGCGGTTATCTCTTTCGCATCCTCGTCCTCGGGCTTCGACTTGATGCGGATACCGTTCACGCCTTTAGAGTGGACAGCAGCGGCGTTATAGCCGCTTTCCTCGCCGTCAACGTCATTCGGGCTTGCCTGTCCACCTGTTAGCACGTTAAGCGGCGTAACCAGTTCATCGCCGCCGTCAATCGCGGGAAGGTTGAGCATTGCGCGTGCTTCGTTGCGTGTCATCCACGGTGCGCCAACGCTCGATTGCATCACGCTAGCGCGTTCCTCGAAGCTGCCCTGCAATTTAGCGTCCAGGTCGAACTCGCAATAATGCGTATCGTCAAGCCCGAGTCGCGGCACGAGGAAGGCGTTAATCCGCTCTTCCAGCATGTCGAGCAACGGTGCGAGCGTGTCGGCGTAAAGTGCGCGTGCGTTGTCCTTAGCCGATGCGTAGGTTTGCGCGTCGGTGTGGTAAATCAACCCAGGATTAACGTGGTAAACCGCGCACACGTCCTCGCGTGATAGCTTGGTGGCTTCTACCCATTGCGCTTCTCGTGCGTTGAAGGTTGTCTGCTCTAGCCGCATGCCGTCTTCGAGAATCGGCGTGCCGCCCGTGTTCGTACCTTCGTCGCTTGCGAATTTCGTTTTCCAAGATTTAGCGAAACGCTCTTTCGCGCCATCGCCCCAGGGTGTGTCGGCTGGTCGGCTAATCCACTGGGTTACCCTGCCGCCGTTCTTCCATACTCCGTTGCGGAAGTGCCACGCGCTGATTTGCTCAGTGAGTATTTCCTTTAGCGCGTCGATTCGACTCGAAGAGTTGGCCGTGCCATACGGTGACCAACCGTTGAAGCGGATGTAATCATCGGGCTTGATCGTGAAACTTGCCGCGTGCGGCGATTCGACTTTTATATAGTCGGCCTGCAATCCGTCGCGGGTCTTAGCGTCCACCCAGTCGGTCGGAATGACTGCTAATGTCCACCTCTCTTCGCTCGGCACGGTCAGCCATATAGCGTCATCGTGAAGCAGGTATTCGCTAACGGTTGCCCTTATAAGCTCGTGCCCCGTGCTCCAATTGTTCGGGTTTCGCAACGTCCGCGCCAATACGCTGTCGCGGTCGCGCTCCCTGCCGCCGTCTGGTTGCCTGACGTAGCATTTCAACGGCAAGCCTGCGACGTTATCGGCCAGAAACGAGATAACCGAACGCAGCGCCGGTTGCGTCTCGTACAGCTTCGACGCGCTCATACCCTTAATTGCGTCCCCGCCGATGTACACAGTCCGTTCGACAACTGCGGTTCGTCGGAAACGGTCTAGAACGCCCATTGATTCACCCCTTTACAGCACAATCAATTCCGCGCCGTCCTCGTAGGCGCTTTTCTTGACCTTCTCGATTGAGGTAGCAGCCCCTAGCGCCATAGTGCAGGCTACTAACGGCGAAATGTCTTCAAGCGACTTTTTCCTGTCCCACGCCCAAGCGCCATCGCCAAGTGGACGGGTAGCGGCTATGTTCGCTGCCAAATCCAACGCAGGCTGCGAACGGTGGAATACTGGCGTGCTGTCAGACTCGTTATCTTCATCGCACGCGGCCACTGCATCCCACATACGTCCGCACCATCCGGCAACGTCCGCGCCCTGACACGGGATTATGTCCACTCCATCTACAGCCGCAATAATGTCAGCTAATGCCGCAACTGGTGAGCCTTTAACCTGCAAAGCAACGCGCATACCGTGATATTTCGGCGCACGCTCCGCAAACCAATTCTGCAACCAGCCAACGCCCGGGCGATACTCGACTAACTCAACGTGATAGCTTCTGTCAGCACGCAAGCCGCAAACCGCGATACTTGAACGGTTACGATCGTCGCTCACGTCCACGGCCCACCAAAGTTGAGAATCAGGCGCGATAGTGGACGAATCATCGGTACCAGCTTCCCATGCGCCTATCGGGAACGGTGGCGTAACGCTTGCTGTGATCCATTGGCACAAATCCTCAACGCGGAACTCGTTCTCAGGATCTGTTGCGCAATCTGACGCAATTGCAGATTCGGACAAGAAACCGTAATTCATGGATGGGTTAGCTTGTGCCCATTCTTCCCTGTCCCATTTATCGCAATCAGGCGTTGCAGACCATTCGAAAATACCGATTGAGGAAAGCGCGTCTTTCATCGCTTCTTTTTCTTCTTCGCTCGGTTCAATTGCCGATTCGCCAGCAGCAGCGACTATTCCATCAGGGTCGCCAATCGCGCTATGTGCCTGCATTCTCAAATGACGCAGAACAACAGAAGCGCCATCTCCTGCGTTGCTCATGCACCAGACAATCGCGGATTTCTTCGCTTTGATTGTTTTGCTAGCCGCGCTCCATGCTTTGAAGTCCTGATGCTCTCGTATCTCGTCCATGAGAACAAGATTCGATGTTTTGCCGCGTGTGCCTTTTCGAGTAGCAGCCGCGACTTTGTAGCGCCGATTGCTATTCAGGCGCAAAGTCTTGTTACCATTTCCGCGATATATCTGCTCAATCGCTTCTACTAGCTCGTCAGACTCTTGCGCCATTTCGACAGCGCCCTCCCAAACCTCGGTTGCTTGGTCTAAGTCTTGCGCTGTTCCTAATACGAGTTTTGCACCTAGTACGTACAAGAAGAACAACGAAAGCACCATGCCCATGATGCTTTTACCGTTCTGCCTTGCTACAAGGCACAACACGACGCGGTATCTAAGCCGCCATTCGCCTTCGAAATCGCCCACGATCTCCAAGCCATGAATGAATAGCCATTTCTCCCACGGCAACAAATCGATATGGAGCGTTTCTTTTGCAAATTCGATAACGTCATAGCCGAGTGTGCTATCAGGCGTAAGTTTTCGTAAAGGCGGCGTGTAGATTCGTGGCGTTTCCTTGCCATAAATCAATCAATACCACCGCGCTTTCTGTACTTCGCCGATAGCTTTTCAGTTGTTGACTTTTTGCCGCTCTTCTTTGTTTTTACGACCTCGCATGGGGTTAGCCCGAGAGCATCGCAATAACTGAGAAACGATGCAGGAGTTACATACCTCGTTGCTGGTGTGTCTCCCGTATCGCTATCAAGAAAGTCAGCCATGTAACGAAGCATTTCTATCGGTGCTGCGCTTTGCTTCTCGTCAAGCGTTCCGCTGTCCACTGCTTGCGCAATTGACTTCTCAACTGATTGTCTAATTCGACCTTGCGTCATGGCTGACCTCCTTTCGGAAAAAATCGCTTAATAGAGAGGGAATCATTGCAGG